CCGCCGTCACCGAGTCCCCTGATGGCGCCGAGGCAAACAACATGTACGCCGACAACATCAAGTATGCCTCGCTGCGTTCCGCCGAGACGTTTGGTGCGACGATCGAGGCCTATACCTTCCCTGACGAGTTCATTCCGTGCGATGGCGGCGCCGAGGTCACTGATGGAGTGGTCTTCGGCCAGCAGTCGAGGAGCAAGTTCGGTTTCTCGTACCGCACCCAGATCGGCAACGACGTCAGCCAGAATGCCGGCTACAAGCTGCATCTGGTGTATGGCGCGACCGCCTCCCCGTCGGAGAAGTCGTACGAGAGCATCAACGATTCTCCGGAGGGCATGACCTTCAGCTGGGAGATCGACACCGATCCGGTCGCCGTGGAAGGCCATCCGGAACTCAAGCCGGTGGCGTCGATCACCATCGATTCGACCAAGGTCAATAAGGATAAGCTTACCGCGCTTGAGAAGAAGCTGTATGGCAACACTGCCGACGAGCCGACTCTGCCCCTTCCGGGTGAGGTCTATACCATGATGCAGGCGGAAGCGTCCTGACGGAAGTGAGATGCGCGAATGCTCGAATTGACGGTTGAAGGTGAACTCTACGACGAGTCGGAGAACGAATTTATCACTGTAGGACCGCGAATCGTTCGATTCGAGCATTCGCTTCGTTCCGTTTCAAAATGGGAGTCGATCTGGAGAAAACCGTTCCTTGACGACGAATCAAAAAGCATCAAGGAAACGCGGTCATATGTTCGTTGTATGGCGATCGATGATATTTCGGATACCGAACTCGATCTGATCATGCTCAATCATTTTTCCGAACTTAATCATTACATCGAATCGTCGCAAACGGCGACCACGATCAATCACATGTCCAAAGGGCGTCGTTCATCATCCAAGGTGACGTCCGAACTTATCTATTATTGGATGTTTTCCGCTGGAATACCCGCGCAACCATGCGAGACGTGGCATCTCAGTCGTCTTATCGCCCTGATCGAGATATTCGGCGTCAAGAACTCGCCGAAAAAGAAGATGGCAAAGTCTGATGTTTCGAGGATGTACAGGGAGATGAATGCTCGACGTCGAGCAGAGACTGGGAGCAAGGGATGAAAGGAATACTCATGGCATTGAATGGTATTGATATTGCCAGCTATCAGGCTGGTCTTGATTTTTCTAAGGTTCCTTGTGATTTTGCCATCATCAAGGCGACACAGGGCACCGGTTACACCAACCCGGATTGTGTCCGAGCGGTTGAACAGGCCATGTCTCTCGGTAAGGGAGTTGGCGTCTATCATTATATTTCCGGCGGCAATGCAGTCGCCGAAGCAAATTTCTTCATTAATTCGATCCTTAACTGGATCGGCAAGGTGATGATCTGTCTTGACTGGGAATTCGACCAGAATTCGGCATGGGGCAATGAGTCCTATCTCGAGCAGGTGATCAATCAGGTTATCGCACGAACCGGTGTTCCTCCGATGATCTATGCGCCGGCATCCCGTTACAATCAGGTCGCTGAGGTCGCTAAACGTCATAACTGCGGACTGTGGATCGCCCAGTACGCCGATATGAATCCGACCGGGTATCAGAATACACCGTGGAACGAAGGCGCTTATACCTGCGCCATCCGTCAGTATTCGGGCTCTGGTCGATTGAACGGTTGGAATGGTGATCTTGATCTTGATAAGTTCTACGGCTCGTTGGACGACTTCCGGAAGTATTACGGCAGCTCGTCGAGCGCTCCGTCCAAGCCATCGACTTCGGGTCCGTCCGGCACCACGCTTCAGCTGGCGACGTGGACGATGGAAGGTCTTTATGGCAATGGTGCGGATCGTAAGAAGAATCTCGGATCCCGATACGATGAGGTGCAGAACTTCATCAACCACATCGCCTCCGCCGATGTCAACACACTCGTCGATGAGGTCTATGCCGGTATGTATGGCGACGGCTTGACTCGTCAGACCGTGCTCGGCTCCCGCTATGATGAGGTCCAGGGTACGATCAACGCCAACTCCGCGCAGTATTACACGGTACAGTCCGGCGACTACCTGGGTAAGATCGCCATTCAGTTCGGCACAACGGTGGCTCAGCTCCAGGCGTGGAACAACATCGCCAATCCCGATCTCATCTACGCCGGTCAAACCATTCGAGTCAAGTAGGTCAAAATGAGGGTGAATTTCGAAGTGTCTGGCGGTTTCACGAAGACCGAGCGGTTTCTCAACCGCATGAAGTGTCGTGAATACCTGAACGTGCTCGATGAGTTCGGCCGTGACGGCGTTCAGGCACTTCGAAACGCCACCCCGGTCGATTCCGGTGCCACGGCCGAGGCGTGGGATTACGAGATCAAACGCACCCGTAATTACACCGAGATCGTCTGGACCAATTCCAATATCAACGACGGCGTTCCGATTGCCGTCATCCTCCAGTACGGTCACGGCACCGGTACCGGAGGCTATGTTCAGGGTCGTGATTACATTAATCCGGCGATCCGACCCGTATTCGATAAGATAGCCGAGAAGGCTTGGAAGGTGGTGACTTCTGCATGAGCAGCATCGACGAACGCGTCGTAAAGATGCGTCTTGATAACAGCCAGTTCGAGCAGGGTATCAACAAGACCTCCGGTCTTCTCAGCAAACTTAAGCAGGCATTAAACCTCGACAAGTCGGTCGAATCGATCAACAACGTCGATAAGGCCGTAAGCGGCGTCAGCTTTAATCCGTTGACCTCCGGTCTTCAGGGAGTCCAGTCCGGCTTTAACGCCATGGGCGCCGTGGCGTTCTCTGTGCTCAACCGCATGACCAATGCGGCCATTGATGCCGGGAAGAGCATTACCAATGCCTTGACCGCTTCGGTCCGTGACGGTTTCGCCGAGTACGAGACCCAGATGAACGCCGTGCAGACGATTCTGGCGAATACCCAGTCAAAAGGATCGACGATCGACGACGTCAATTCAGCACTCGACACGCTGAACACCTACGCCGACAAGACCATCTATAACTTCACAGAGATGACGAGGAACATCGGTACCTTCACGGCTGCCGGTGTTGATCTTCAGACATCGGTGGATTCGATCAAGGGCATCGCCAACCTTGCGGCTGTTTCCGGTTCGAGTTCCGCTCAGGCCTCTCAGGCCATGTATCAGCTGTCCCAGGCAATTGCCGCCGGAAAGGTCCAGCTTATGGACTGGAACTCGGTGGTCAACGCTGGTATGGGCGGCGAGGTCTTCCAGAATGCCCTGAAGCGCACTGCCGAGAACTTCGGCACCAACGTCGACGGTATGATCCAGAAGTACGGATCGTTCCGAGAATCGCTGACCGAGGGCGGATGGCTCACTACCGATGTCCTTACGGAGACGTTGAAGCAACTTTCCGGAGCGTATACCGAAGCAGATCTTGTTTCTCAGGGCTATACCGAGGAACAGGCCAAGCAGATCGTCCAGTTGGCTAATACGGCCGAAGGCGCCGCAACCGACGTCAAGACATTCTCTCAGTTGATCGATACGACAAAAGAAGCATTGGGGTCTGGTTGGACTAATACTTTCGAAATCATATTCGGCGACTTCGAAGAAGCCAAGAAACTATGGTCTAGTGTTGCCAATGTTATTTCCGATGTCGTCAATCGATCGTCAGAATCGAGAAACAACCTTCTTCAGGGATGGAAGGATCTCGGCGGAAGAACCGAACTGATTGAAGGCCTGTCCAACGTCTTTGAATCCCTCGGTAAGGTGTTATCGACCGTCGGTAATGCATTTCGGAAGGTGTTTCCTCCGACAACGTCTCAGCAACTTATGGATATTACCAAGGCGTTCGCTTCGTTTACGGAAAGCCTCGTTCCTTCCGAATCGACGCTAAACAAGATCGGCCGAGTTGCTGAGGGCGTCTTCTCCGTCTTTGATATCGGCGTGCAGGCCGTCAAAGCTGTCGGCGAGGCCATCTCCACGGCATTCGGATCTGACAGCATGGGCAGTTTGCTCAACAATCTGCTCGATATCGCCGCCGGATTCGGAGATTGGCTTGTCGGACTTGATAATTCGATCAAGCAGTTCGGCGTATTCGAAGGAGCGGCCAAGAAAATAGAAACGGCCGTCAGTAGTGTTCTTGGTCTGTTCAGTTCCTTCGCCGGTGGAATCTCGTCGATGGGATCCACCATCGGATCGATCGCTTCGACAATTGGTAATACTCTTGGCGGAGCGTTCGAACGGGTCAAGAACGTCATCAGTGATGTCTTGACGTGGATCACCGACAACATCTCCGGTGGTGATATTTTCGCTGGCCTCGCCGGAGGTGGCATCTTCCTGGCCGCACAGAAGATCGGCGGGGCGTTCGATAAGATCAAGGAGGTCTTTGAGGACCTCTTCGGTAACGGGGCTGAAAAGCTCAAGAAGGGTGCTGGCGTATTCGATGAGATCCTAGGCGGTCTTCAAGAATCGTTGAACGCATTCACGGGAAGCGTCAAGGCTTTTACTCTTGTAGAGATCGCCGGATCCATCGCGCTGCTTGTTGGCTCGATGGAGAAGATCGCTGCCCTCAGTGGTGGTGAAGTCGTTGGCGGCGTTTCGGCCATCGGCGGCATGATGACCGAGCTTAACATCAGTCTTAAATCGATCACGAAGACGATAAAGGGCGTTAAGACCACCGATCTCATCAAGACCGGTGCGGCCCTCATAGAATTCGCGAAGGCTGTGGACATGTTGGCCAACGCCATGTCCACGATCGGTAATCTCAAGTGGGACGAGATCGCCAAGGGCCTCACCGGCATGGGCGGCGCCATGGCGGAGCTCGTCGCTGCCGCCAAGGGTCGATCTCAAGACGGCAGGCTCGCTTATCGCCATGGCCCAAGCGGTCAAAATGGTGGCAGATCCGCTCAAGAAGCTCGGTAACATGAGCTGGGATCAGGTCGGCAAGGGCCTATCTGCCATGGGCGGCGCCCTGACGGAGATGGGTACGGTCACTGGTCTTCTCGGCCGATTCGGCAAGCACAACATTTCCGCTGCCGTCAGCATGGTCATTACGGCCAAATCCCTTGGTGATATCGCCAAGGCGTTCAATTCGTTCTCTCAGTATAGCTGGGACGAAATCGGACGCGGCCTATCTGCCATGGGCGGTGCTTTGGGCGAAGTCGGGCTCGTTACCGGCGCCTTGGGCAAGATTGCAGGATTCTCTGGAATTCTAGCTAGCGGTTCCATTTTCATTACAGTGCAGTCCCTTGATGATATCGCCAAAGTATTCGGTGAATTCACTCAATACAACTGGGGTGAAATCGGACGCGGTCTGGCGGCCATGGGCGGTGCCCTTGGCGAGGTTGGACTCGTCACTGGAGCCCTCGGAAAGCTCGCGGGCTTCTCAGGCATCATCGGTGGCGGATCGATCCTTATCACAGCGCAGAGTCTCGGCGACATCGCATCGGCGTTCGGATCGTTCACTCAATACGACTGGGGCGAAATCGGACGTGGTCTGACGGCCATGGGTGGTGCTCTCGGCGAGGTTGGCGTCATATCCGGCGCTTTGGGTAAACTCGCTGGTTTGTCCGGAATCATCGGATCTGGCTCCATAGTTCTTACTGCTCAGGGTCTTGGTGATATCGCCAAGGCGTTCAATTCGTTCTCTCAGTATAGCTGGGACGAGATCGGACGCGGCCTTGTTGCCATGGGCGGCGCTCTCGGCGAGGTCGCGGTCGTTAGCGGTGCATTGGGTAAACTCGCTGGTTTGTCCGGATTGATCGGAGCCGGCACGATCAACCTCACCGTGCAAGGTCTTGACGAGATTGCCCAAGCGTTCAATTCGTTCTCTCAGTATAGCTGGGATGAGATCGGACGCGGCCTTGTTGCCATGGGCGGTGCCATGGGCGAGGTTGCC